GCTTCAGCTCCTCGTTCGTCTCTTTGGTGCGAGCCTTGAGCTCATCAAGCTTTGTAATAAGCATCTGGATGGACTGCGTCATTTGTCTTTCATAAGTGCGTAGTGTTTAAGTCTGGAAAGACCGTCAGAACTCAAGGAGCTTTGCAACATGTACGCCGACAATAGAAACAACGTTCGTCATTATCGAATCGGCTGTCCAACGCAACCCTCTGCATGTAGGGGAATTCCATGTGAAAATTGACTTCCATAAACCCGCACAATGTGTGTAATATGCATACTCAGATACACACCGCAAGACATGAGAACACACGACAATAGCGAGAAGTCCAACGTATCTATTCATTGACTTAAGAACATAATGTGCGTTCAGTTTATGTATCGTAAACTCACTCACGTAGAGCACATCCTCGCGCGGCCTGATTCCTATGTGGGATCTTTGGCCCGTGAGACGGGCGAGACGTGGGTCGATTTCAAGAGGTCGAGTGTCTCTGTATCACCTGGACTGGTAAAAATCTTTGACGAAGTGCTTGTCAATGCCATCGATCAGCACTCTCTCAACCCGAAAAAGACGACACGCATCGACGTAACTTTTCAGGATGATGTGTTTTCCGTAAGGAACAACGGAGATGGCATCCCGAACGGTGTGCACACGGAGACTGGTGTTCGGCTTCCAGAGCTCATATTTGGACACCTGTTGACCTCGAGTAACTACGATGACACTCAGGAGCGTACGACCGGTGGGCGAAACGGCTACGGCGCCAAGCTGACCAATGTTTACTCGTCCAAGTTTACAGTTCGGAGTCTTCACAAGAATCAAAAGTACGTGCAAAAGTGGTCAAAGAACATGACAGTTTGTGACACTCCAGTCGTCACGCAGCTCGCCGCAAAGGGTGGGTACGTCGATATCGAGTTCCAACCAGACTGGTCCCGCTTTGAAGGTGGGTCGACTCAACTCCCAGATCTTATAAAGGTCCTCACGAAACGCATTTGGGACGCGGCGGCGTGTTGTCCCAAATGCCACGTGTTCCTGAACGGAACACGCCTCGAGGTGAAGAGCCTCGAGGACTATGCTCGTATGCACTTTGGTGATGTACCTCTGGCGACGCTCGGGGCCGACATTGTCGTCGGCCATTCGACGACCGGGTCATTTCAGCACATTTCGTTTGTCAACGGCATTTCGACGACGCAGGGTGGGACGCACGTTGACCGTTTCGTGAACCAGCTCGTACCCAAGCTGGCGACGGGTATTCGACCGGCACAAATCAAAGCGTCTCTGTTTGTGATGATGCGGTGTACTCTGATCAACCCGACATTCTCGAGTCAGACCAAGACGGAATGCACATCCAAGGTGACCACCGAGTATGAATTCAAGCCCAAGTTTATCAAGGATGTTTTGGCATCTGGTGTCGGTGACGATCTCACTGCACTTGCAGTTTCCAAGACGGAGAAGGAGCTCAAAAAGACTGATGGTGCCAAGAAGAACAAAATCACAGGCGTTCCCAAGTTGGATGACGCCAACTGGGCCGGGACGGCAAAGAGTCACGAGTGTACCCTCATCGTGACGGAGGGTGACTCAGCCAAGACGCTCGCAGTCGCTGGTCTGAGTGTAGTAGGCCGCAATGCATATGGTGTCTTCCCGCTCCGGGGGAAACCTCGGAACGTTCGGGATGCTAGTGTAAAGCAACTGACTGAGAATGAAGAGTTTTCGAACCTCAAAAAGATTTTGGGCCTTCAACATGGAAAGGTGTATACTTCTCTCCGAGAACTTCGCTATGGCCATTTGATGATCATGACGGACGCCGACCTGGATGGGAGTCACATCAAGGGTCTGGTGCTCAACATGATTCATCACTTTTGGCCGAGTCTGATAGACCTAGGATTTCTTGTGGCGATGGTGACGCCGGTGATCAAGGCGGGCAAAGAATGGTTCTTCACAGAGGAGGCGTTTCGCGCAAGGACCGGACGGACCGGTGATGCGGTTTCCTCTGGAAACGTCAAGTACTACAAGGGTCTGGGAACATCCACGTCAGCAGAGGCGAAGGAGTACTTCAAGATGATTGATCGTCTGACTGTCAAGTTTACACCGGATGCACGAACCGGTGAGTCGATGACGCTCGCCTTTTCAAAGTCCATGGCGGATGCGCGGAAAGGATGGCTCGTGAACCACATGGCGACTACACCACCGGGTGTCGATTACGGGAACGTGAAGCAGTTGACTGTGACTGATTTCGTCCACAAAGACTTGGCCAACTTTTCGGTCGAGGACATTAAGCGGTCTATTCCACATGTCGCAGATGGGCTCAAACCGAGTCAGCGAAAGGTGATTTACGCGTGTCTGAAACGAAACCTGGTCAAGGATGCCAAGGTGGCACAGTTGAGTGGTTACGTCGCCGAACACACGGCGTACCACCACGGTGAGGCGTCGCTCCAGGGGACGATCATAGGCTTGGCTCAGACGTTCGTCGGCTCGAACAATATGAATTTGCTCGAGCCAAGCGGTCAGTTTGGAACTCGTTTGATGGGTGGTAAGGATGCTGCGAGCCCTCGTTACATTTTCACACGACTGGCTGAAAAGACGCGTCGGATTTTCGATCAGCGTGATGATCCGGTACTCAAGTACGTTTCGGAGGATGGTCAGAATGTAGAGCCGACGTACTACTTGCCCATCGTGCCGATGGTACTCATCAATGGCGCAGAGGGTATCGGCACTGGATTTTCATCATACGTACCACCATATGACCCCAAGGTGGTCACGAAGAACATCCAGCACGCACTTCGCGGTGAGGTGATGGAATCCATGAAACCGCACTTCAAGGGGTTTACGGGAACTACGGAAAAGACGGGCGAACACACGTGGACTCTGACAGGGACGTTTGAGCGTCAGGGGTCACGTATCCATGTGACTGAGCTGCCTCCAGGCAAATGGATCCAGGACTACAAGGAGTTTCTGGACGGACTCGAGGTAAAGTATGAGAACCATTCAACAGAGAACAAGGCGGATTTTTTCGTCTGGACGGACGTCAACGACCACAAGCAGCTTGGACTCGTAAAAACTATTCACACGAGCAACATGTACCTCATCGGACAGAATGGTGCCGTGAAAAAGTACGCGAGTCCAGAGGAGATTTTGGTCGACTACCTCGAGATGCGTCTCGCCCTGTACAAAACACGCAAGGCATACATGGTCAAGGAACTCAAGCGCCAGGTGAATGAGAATACGATCCGGGCGCGTTTCATCACTGAGGTGGCACACGGACGTCTCGAGATTTTCCGACGGACCCGAGCAGACATTGAGAGTGACATGACGCGTCTCGGATTCCCACACGATCTGTTGGTTTCGGTCCGGACGTACCAGTACACAGCTGAGGAAATTACAAAGGCTTTGACACTCGTGAAAAACCTCCAGAGCGAACTTGCGACGCTCGAGGCGACGACCGTGTCGAACCTGTGGAAACAAGATCTTGAGTCTTTGTAGAGAATGAACAGTCTGACAGTTCCTGGTTTTTATGGGCCGTCTTTGACATCAAACATTCTGTCTGTGTACTTAACTCGAAATGCACCTATTGAAGCTGGAATGACAATTACGGGTCTGATTGGTATACAGCGTCGAGTCATCGTTCAGACATATACACCGAATGTATATGGTGATGTCGTCATCAACCCGGGTCCACCTGCAATGTCGTTTCCGTATGTGGCTCTGGTGACAGCAACCATAGAAGGAACTGGTACGATTCCAGTCGCACCGAGTTCGTTGCTTCAATTGACATTTGGGTTTGAAATCGTGGAGACAAAAACAGCGGCACATGGGTTCCGTGGTCCTCTCGTCACTGGGAACACGTTCAGTGTGTACGTCGTCGACCAATTCACGGGTCCTGTACCATCAGCAAATTGGAAAGTGACAGGGTTTAGTGACCCTTCGATGCTCCTCGTCGACGTTGCAGGAAACATCACTATGACTGCTCTGTTCATAGAGCAAGCGACAGCAAACGTTCTGTCAGGCACAACGACCAAGGCTCAACAATACCTCTACAGACTCGATGTCGTGACGGACCAGCAACAGGTCATGCCTTTACCAAGTTCCAATGTTCTCTTGACATTCACACGTCCGAACGCGACAATTGAAAGCAAGTACTACTCAATGTACGACCCGAAAATCTTCGATGCCAGCGCGATAAAGGGACAAACGGCGGATCTACGTGACCTCAATTCAAATGTATGGACGGACGTCCCAGCGCCTCGGGATGCACTCATTGAGATGAATGGAAGGGGGTTTGGCACCGGTGCGCTCACAGCACTCGCCGCCATCGGTCCACAAGAAAAGTACATGTACGGTGGTGAGTCACTCTGGATGCCGAAAATCATTCAACACACACCATTTGCAATCACACAGCGTTTTCTCTTGCCACTGAAATCCGGAAATGAAAAGTTTCTCAATTCGACGCGAACCTTTTCTGTAGACATTCACCCACGTGAGTCGGGAGATCTCTTGTCGAACATGTACCTGTCTGTGTCTCTTCCCGCCCTGCCTACTGGGTACAATTACACACCCCTGGTTGGACGCGCACTGATAAAGAAAGCAGAGTTCCTGATCGAAGGTCAACCGATTGAAACACTCACGGACGACTGGTACATTCTTCGTGATCAATTGTTCCTTGACGCGGATGAGAAGCTGGCCATGTACCAAGCGACGAGTCTGGGTCAGAGTGAATCGAACGTCGTTCCAGCAACGGACGTTGTAAAGATGATGATTCCACTGGACTTTTTCTTTTGTAGACGACACAGCGACCGCAAGCTTGGACGTGAAAAGCTCGAAAAGCCATTCTTCCCTTTGTGTGCCATCCTGCAGCAGACAGTCACGATTCGTTTCACATTCCATGAATCGACGTGGATTACAAACGCGCCAGCCGATGCCGGTGGGAAACCAATCGACATCATCAACCCGAAAGTTCTCCTCGAGGAGATTACATTGAGTCCACGTGAACGTATGTACTATCAGAATCATGAGTTGAACTTCAAAGTGAACCGTGTATGGGCCGAGGCGGGTCAGCCATACTCGGGTGGCAAAGCGATTATGAACTTGACTGCCAATTTTCCAGTGTCTATGATTACATGGTTCGTACGAAATCAAAATTACGAAGATGAAAAGAATGCAGAGTACTACAAATCGAGGTATCAATACGGGTACAGCACGGATTACATCACAGCTGCTGTACCTGTAACGTTCTTTAACGGCGTCACAATAAATTTTTTGGATATTATTCAATCGGGGACGTTGTACCTCAACAATCAAAATGTTCTTTCAAATTTCCCTGGTGCCCTCTACTACAGCTATAAACAGGCTCTCGACCATGGACTTTCAGTTCCGACAAAGAGTATCTACATGTATTGTTTCGGGGACAACCCCAAAGAGTACAACCAAGAAGGGTACATCGATTTCAGTAAGCTCAATTCACAGACGACGCATCTTGATCTAATTTTTGACCCAGTTCTTTCACCTCAGATTGAAAAGTCTTACACGATGTATCTGTACTACTATGGGTACGTGCCTCTTCAAATTTCCGGCGGATATGCAAGACTCCTTTCTCAGTGATGTAGTCTACAATACCATTGACGATACACCAGCGAATGAAATTCAGTTGCGCGACAGTCGTTGTAAACCCTTGAAACTCAATCCGCTCCGTACGACAAAACGGGTCGAAAAACTTTTTCGAATAGCCATCCAGTGATGACTTGTATGCAACGTGGACCGTAAACTGACGCCCCGTCGGTGTCTTATACGTGACGTTCGTCTGACGAGAATAGTTTGTCACGAACCATTCGAGGTTCCTGAGAGACACTCCGCGTCGGTGTTCTAGAATATCTTTGAGTTGTTGGGTGTGGTCAGGGACTTCGAAAAATCGCCGGAGTGCCTCGAGAAGGAGGTCACTCCGCGTCGCCATAACGAGTTAGCCTCACTTTTTTTTAAGTACTTTGTTCATTTCTTTAATCTCATGTTGCACCGCAGCATTTAACATATCACCACTGTTTGGTCCACGGCCATCATGTTTTTTTCTTTAGCAGGTACCATGTTGCTGCAGCTGCAACCATGGTCCACCCGGCAAGATGGTCAACCCGGTCCATTATTGCAATCTTCTCTGGTGGCAGTTCATTGAAAGCCTGTTTGTACCCCGCAGGTTTGAAAGGCAACCAAATGTACCGTCCGAACGGAACAGCCGTCGGCTGCAGCTTGTTTTCACAGTTGTAGCTCCAGTCATACCACGCCAGAGCAATATAAGGGAACCAAATCAGAAAAGCGAGAATCCACAGATTTCTGTGCGGTGCGTACCAGTACCCGAGAGACATGATCAGCGAAAAAACGATGCACTTGACATTAAACTCAAACGGCTTTCCTGGGAAGAGTCCACCAGCCATTCTTACTTACGAGTCAAGATAAAAGCTGCGTACCCACCCGCAATGACTGGGAGTATCAGATTGAGAATAAACCACACAAAAATGAAATTATCACGCCAGTCATTCTCAATCGCACAGTCACATTGTTTCTTTTTGAGATTTGGTATATATGAGAGGATTGAACCTATATTTATCACAATCGCGATTGTTATTATTGCCAGAACAGGCGTGTTCTGTTGGGCCAGGAAAAGTGGAACGAATACGTTTACGACTGCAAGAATAATAGACAGAATTGCATAATACTTTATATAGTCGCGGCGCCAGTCCGTGCTGCATGCGCACCTCTTTTCAAGTTTATCAATCCATGAAAGAATGATGCCATTTACTGCGAGCACTGGGATGAGAGCCAGATTTGTGTCCATTATATATCTATTCGAGATTTTTTTCCACGTTCACACGCTGGACATCCCGCGAGAAACATTGGAGGCAGGCTATGTGTATGTACCGGCGTCGGTGCCATCAGAGAAAGTTGGGATCTAGCCGGCACGATCACGCGTTGTACCGGCTTCTGATCTTTGTGGCAGCTGCAATACCCAGACCCATCCTTCACACCGCGTTTACACTTTTGCTTTGATGACTTGCTCAATCCGTGACAGACGTTTCCATTCCATGCGCTGGTTGTGTTTTCACTTGCTGTTCGTAGCAGCTGTTGCAAAGAAATGTCAAACGTACGACTGATCTTTTCAAGAGCTGTTGACATGCGTTCAACGACTCGCCGTTCCACCTCATCCTCAATCAATTGAGCAATCTGTTGTTCCATGGTTTCTTAGGGTGCCTTTGGTTTAGGTGTAAAATAGCTTGAGATTGGTGGTGTCGTCAAGTAGTCCACAGACTTGAAGATTGTCTGAAATGGGTTCGCACCCACCAACGGCTCGAGCAAGTCACACACGGGTTTGACAAGCTGATGTTCAAAATAGTAAACATAATCAAGCGGAATCTTGTTATCAGTGACCCATGACGGATCCTCCGCCTTGTCACACAGTAAACCTGGCACCTTTGTGATGAGAAATGCCACACGGTCTCCATTTTGAGGCTCTGAACCAGGGGAACGCTTCTTAATCTTGTCTCGAACCTCGACGTGTGGAACACGTGTCTTATAATCTGAACCGAGTTGCTTTGACATCATGAGTTCACTTGAGTCCACCTTGCCTTTGAGAAGCGTCTTGGCAGATGTCCGTGCAAATTCTATTGCAGGTCGCGGATCCTCAGAGTTCAAAACCAAGTCCAGTAGATGTTTCAGAACACCACGCACGTACATACACGTGTCGCGTCGAACCACCTGCAGACCCTTGACGTCAATCTTCTTGAACACAACAGCACCCCCCTTCTTCTCGTACATCTTGGCAGCGTAGCGCTTTTTCGAATACAAAAAGTATGGGCAGTACACTTTTTCAAGCTCCAGGTCGTTCGGCGCCTTGAACAGCTTGGAACACTGCTCGGATGCCAACTCACCCTGTTCCCACGAATAATCGATAGCCTCTTGCCCCTTGCGGCCCTGGACGTCAAACTCAACCATTACTGAGTCAGTGTTTTTGACGATAAGAAAACCTTCACCCGCTTGAAAAGTACCCGCGTCGGTCTCGAGGTCGTACACATAACCATCCCAAGACTCGTGAATCAACTCAACCAAATTTGGTTGAGTGTTCAACAAAACTGCATCCTCACAGTGTAGCAAATCTGTTGACGGTTTAACCTCGTTTGGTTTAATCAGTTTCAGCTGTGTATCTAGTAACGAGTGATCAGCCGTTACATCAACTGTTCCGTACGGGGAAGTTACTCTGTAAATCTTCTTTTGACACTTGTGTCTGATGACTCGACGGATAGGCATCCAACCCATATGTGTCCACGCTTTCACG